CGCAATCGCAAGCCATTGCAAGTATCTCTCCTATGACATAGGGCGACTTGGGTGGTTGATATTCATCGGGCATTACAAACAATGGCGATTCTTTATCTTCTTTAACTTCTTCTTTTGGTAAGATCCAAAGGTGTCGGTTGTGCGGTTCAAATTTCATGTTTCCTCCAAATAAAAAAACCATAATATGTTATATTGTGAACAAAATAGATTGCTCATGTATATAATATAACATATTATGGTTGGTTTGTCAAGCAAAAAGATTACTTTTCTTCGTGCTCACTCTTCTTGTCTTGAATCTCGACTCTTAAGTCTCGAAGCTTTTTCGTTGATTCCATCAGGACCTTTCTGACTCTTGGAGCTGCTGATTTAAAACCATATGCTCCAGTCTCAACTTTCTCTAGATCCAACATAACTTGTTGAAGCTCTTTCAAGATTTGTTCTAATTTATCTCTCATAATTTCTCCTTAAAAAATTTCACAGGCACCACCGCCACAGGCGATCTCACCTGACAGATCGGTTTCGTCTGTTGTCTCTGTAATTAGGTCTAAATTAACGTTTTTCACCATCTCAAGCATTCTTTCGTAAGCCTCCTTGTCACAATCCTCGAATGGAGCTTGAACATACGTCCCTCCATCGTGAGGAAGAACGCTCAAACCATTATATATACCTCGGTTCTTCCACATCCAGTCTCCAACAGTTTCCCACTCTCCATCTTTGATTGTTACAGTTGCAGAAACGTTGTGAGTATTGTTCCCATTGCCATGACCGGGTTGGATCCAATCATTAGAAACCTTCTTTACTCTCTCGAGTAATTCAAGTGCTGTTTCATGGCGCGTTATTGCCCCTTCAGGAGCCTTTTGCGGCACAGATAGGATAGCAGTGTCATGAGGTCTAAAGCGGCAGTCCTCGATGAGCTCAGGCAGGTTATTGACGAGATATGAATAGATTGCTTCATTTTTTCCAACGCGAAGGCGTCTGATATAGTAATCGTTATGCCATGGATGAATGCCACTTGACGTGCCAAGAGCAAGAGAAGTTGTTCCTGCAGGCTTAACGCAAGTTTGTCGTGCAGCTGGTTTGATACCAATTCTCTTGGCGATGTCTTTATTTACCTTTCTGACTTCTTTTGAAGCTTCTGCCATGTCTAGACCGAGGACTCCACCGGAAGCGATACCGGTCATAGAAACGCCGATAAGGGCATCTCTTTCCGTTGTGCGCTTCCAGATAGGTCTTAGGTAGTGAAAGTCTGTGTAAGACGCCTGAAGGGTACCTATGAAGCTCGCAGAGCGTGATCTGAAGTTAAGCTCCTCTTGGGTGTTTACATCTGATACGTTTATCTCTACCAAATTGCAGAATTGGAAAGGTCGGAGGCCAATTTCACAACATGGGTTGCAGCCCCACTCTTTATCGTTTGATAGATAGAATCCTGGTTCTCCAGATCGAGACTCTTCGACTCGTTTCCAGATATCCATGAAGGATTCTTTTGTTATCTTGTGTCTCATCAGAACTACGGAGTTGTTGGCTCGTCCTCGTTGTGGGTTGAGTTCCCACCACGCTCCGGCTTTTGCAGAAAGCATGTCTTCATCGTCAGCACTGAATAAAGATATAAGAGCGGCACGGCGAATGCCTCCCGCCAAAACTGCATCCGCAATATAGCAGATGATATCATGAACTTCAATGGGAGTAAGTTTGTCACTGCTTTCTTTTGCATCTAAAATTCCCTCTACTTTTACCAAGCATTCTCTGAGTGGTTGTGGGCCTGGGGCCTTGCCACCGCTTGTTACTAATCTCGCACCTTTCGGACGAATGTCGGAAAAATCAAACCGAAGTTTTGATGATCCTTTGAAATAAGACATCATAAGAGCTTTTACGGAGTCAGCCCAACCTTCGATAGAATCTCCAATAAGAAAACGACGTGTTCGCTTTGCGGAAGGCTTGCGTATCTCTGGTAATCTTTCGACGTGGTGGTGTTGTACTGAGTATCCAACGCCTGTTCCGCCGAGTAGGAGAAACATGATCTCTCCAAAAACTCGTGGATCATCCGCAGGAGCATAAGCGCAATTAAAGATGCGGTTTGGAGAAACCTTAATTGGTTTGCCTCCGAACTGCATCGAGCGCATTGATGGGAGAATTTTTTTATTCCTTACAAGTTCATAAGTCTCGACAATCTCGTTCTTTAGTTCGGGGAATTTTCCTATGTGCATATTCATGTTGCGATCGACTAACTCACCCCAGTTCTCTCGTCTGTTATCTTCGTCTATAAACTTTGCGTACTTCATATGCACTGTTATGTCTGATAAAATCTTTTTCTCTAAATCCATTACTTACTCCTGTAAATGTTTGTTTTATTTTCCTGCTTTAGCATATTTGTCTTTGAGCATCTGCAATGCATCCGACGTTGATTGCATTTTCTCTGCTGATTCGTCTCTGTCCAGCACCTTGATGGTAACGTCAGACCAGTCAACGAAAGCATCAAACACAAGCCCATCAGGGCCATTGCGGTTCTTGGCGATGAAAAGACGGCCTTTATTTGCTTGCTTATCTTGTACCGTTCTCGAGAGAGAAAAGATGAAGTCCGCAACAAAGCATTTGTTGAACGCTTCAGAGATCGCTTCCATAGTGATGACTTCAGCATTGAGACCTCCTCGGTTTGTTTGAGATGCAGTCCAGCATGGGATCTCATAAGACTGAGCAAGTCCACGAAGACCTTCGTAGGTCTCCTCTAACTCATGACGCTTCTCTCCGGTTGCCCGAGGAGGTCGCAATAAGTCAGCATAGTCAACCAAGATCATGTCGGGCTCGATGCCTCGCTTACGTAATTTCTCAATGTGATTCTTGAGAGTTGATACAGAAGCTGATTTAGTTGGATACTCCTTGATAATTAGAGTACCTTCAAGGTCTTTCACCTTTGCAATAATTTCTTTTTGTCTTTGCATATGTTCGTTCAATGGAACGTCGGTAATACAGCAGTCAAATCGTTGCCCGACCGTTGTATCTTTAAGCTCGAGAGTATAATAAACAACAGTTTTACCTTGAAGTAGTGCTTGTGTGGCTAAGTGAACGAGAACCATTGATTTTCCAGCACCGGTTGGAGCTACAACAACACCAAGCTCAGACTTGCCTAAGCCGCCTTTCACAATCTCATCCATACGAGGCCAGCCAGTTGATATTGGATCTCGTGCAGCCAATTCGAAACGCTTTAGGAGATCTTTTTGAAAGTCGTGCCCAAAGTTGTTATCTGTCCCGAGGACCAAAGCATCTTTGATTAACTTCTCGATCTGTTCGAATGAAGAAGTCTTCAATAGAGATGCCGATTTTATCATTGCCAGCTTTAGCACTTGTTTGCGACAAAAATCAATTGACTTGTCTTTAATAAAATCGCTCTCCTCGACACCATCGGATGAATGAATTCTAGCGTAATACTCTCGCACATCTTTAGCTGTTGCTTTGTCGTGATGATTGAGCTCTGTTCTCAATAGGGTCATCATGACTTCGTTGTTTGGGTGAGTATTATATTTTTCTCTGTAGTTTATAAGTGTTTGTGCGAAAATTTGTAAATATTTTTTCTCAAAGAAGTCTATGTCTAAGACCTCCGTAATTTGGTCAAAGAAAGGTCGGTCTTCTAGCATAAGCTGGCACAGTTTTTCTTGAAAGTTCTTTCCGAAACGTGTAAAGGTTTCGCTCTTGGTAAATTCGTTCATTTGTCCTCCGATATTTTTGTTGGTTATATAAGTATAACCTGTTAAGTTCAAGTTGTCAAGTTTTTTTATCTTTTTACTCTTCGGAAGACTGTCTGTAATGCTTCGAAGTTCAGGTGTACGGCGTCATCGCCAAACAACATTTGTGTAAATTTTATTTTATTAAAACTTGGCTCAAAGTCATGAATAGCTTTTGTAATCAATTCACGATTCATTGGTCTAATGTTTGGGAATTGTAGCTGCATGATCTTGTAGTTCTCTTTAATTAGTTGCTCGTCCTTTTGAATGTTCTCATGAATCTTCAATTTCTTCCCAATCATCACACAGTCCCTTACAATATCTCCAACTTCATACTCGTTATCTCTGGCGAGATAGGGAAAGCGCTTGGCTATTGTCTTCAGTCCAGCACCTTTGATTCCGGGTAAGTTGTCCGAAGGGTCTCCAGCTATTGCTCTCGCTAAAGCAAAGTTCTTTGGGTGAATCTTAAACTCATCAATGACAGATGCTTCTGTAACAATTTTTTTCTGAATTGGTCGGTAAATCTGAACGCCATCGCGGCACAACTGGAAGAAGTCCTTATCTGATGAGATAATGGTCTTTAGCCAACCTTCATATCGAGGATGGTTGATTACGTGGGCGATGATGTCATCAGCCTCTGTGAAGTCTGCTACAAGTTGAATTACAGGCATCTCATTGAGATACTCCATTAGCCTTACTTGCTGATAGCCTTTGTTCACCAGTTCTTGCTCTGGTGATAGTTCAATCATTCTACGGTTAAATCTCACAGGCTTGCGTCCTGCTTTGTAGTTCTTGTTCATTGAACGGCGTCTCTGAGAGCCGTCATGGCCATCCCAAGCAACGATAAGCTCATCAGCGTCAAAGTCCCTTGCCACCTTCTGTAATGACTTCAGGAAGCCAATAGTGCCGCCTACAGGGTTTCCGCTCTTATCCATATGTGGGCTCACCACAAAACTGCGTAGAAACATATTCAACGCATCAATTATTATTACATTTTTCATTTGTTCTCCAATATTTTTTTAATTATCTCTATCGTTTGTTCCGGACCAGTCGTAGAATAACCAAGTTTGCCGGCCAACTTATATGCTTCGGTGTCGTTTCCGTTTCCTTCGCATCTATCCCCGATAAAGTATATCTCTTTGTAGTGTGCAAAGTTTGTGAATGCGTAGGTCTTATCCCATCCCCTTGGATATATGTCGAATGATGTGTCACCACCCAACTTTATCATCACATCTCCTAGGCATGTAGCATCAAACTTGCTTCTTGCTAAATTCAACCATTCTTGTCTAATAGAGTGGGTCTTGTCGAGTTCTATCCACGCTGATCGGTCAGAGTCTTCTGCTTGCCGACCTATTGGGCACCAGTTCAGAGTAGATCCTCGATAGCTTATAAAGTTTCCTGTTAGGGGCATATCCTCATAAATGTTGATGAGTGAAGACTGTAAACCTATTACAATTCGCATCAATGTCTTCCATCGCGATTCAGAAAGATATTTTGCCATGTTCTCTGCATACACTAGTTTCATTTCATGCTGTTCCAATTTGTAATACTTGGTACCATTGCAAGGGAGATAGTGTATATCCCACCAGTTTAGTAATTCATGCTCGAACATGGGTTTGCATTGTTGCTTTATATAGTCCAATCCTGAGCCCGTTAAGATGCCAATTTCAAATCCCGCTTTCTGAACGTTATAAAGTTCGTTTGCAACTTCTACACTCATAGCTTGTCGAGCAGGGGTCAATGTACCATCCATGTCAAATAATATTATTTTTTTCATTTGTTCTCCAACTTATATTATAATATAACACGCCTAAGACGACGTGTCAAGTAAAAAGGGTAAAAAAAAACCCCAAGACCGGAGTCAAGGGGCTTAGTGAGTAACTTCAGGATCTGTCTCTTATACACATCTC